AAGCATCTCCTGACGGCGACATCTCCTTCTACGAAGATACAGGCACTACGCCTAAGTTCTTCTGGGATGCTAGTGCTGAGTCTTTGGGTATTGGTACGAGTAGTCCTTCTGTACCTTTTCATATAAGCACCAATCAACAAGCAGTAGCACAAATTGAAAGCTCAAACGTTAACGGCTCTTATGCAATTTGGGCAGTAGGTGGTACTAAGTTTGGTGATGTAGGTTCTAAGAAAGGTATTCAAGGAACAGGCAACACGACTGATTTCATGATTGCCTCAAGGTCTACTTACCCATTAATTCTTGGAACTGGCTCAACAGAACGTATGCGCATCGACTCCAGTGGTAATCTGTTGGTGGGTAAAGCTACGACAAGTATTTCAACCGCAGGATTTGTAGCTAATTCAACCGGTCAAACATATACTACTTGTAGTAACGATACACCATCAAGACTAAATCGTTTAACTAGCGATGGGACACTGATTGTTTTTTATCAAGACAATACTTCAGAAGGAAGCATCTCAGTCTCCGGCACAACCGTTTCTTACAACGGTGGTCACTTAGCTCGTTGGTCACAACTTGCAGATAACACAAAAGACGAATCAATCGTTAAAGGTACAGTCTTAACCAACTTAGACCAGATGGCTGTATGGCATCACGAAGCAACAGAAGATAAAGACGCCTACACCGAAGATAACGAGCAGCTTAACTGTATGGCTGTATCGTCTGTTGAAGGTGACCCAAATGTCGCAGGTGTATTTGTCAACTGGGACAACGATGACGATGAGTTCAACGACATGAACATCGCAATGACAGGCGATATGGTTATCCGTATTGCTCAGGGTACTACTGTACAACGTGGCGACTTGCTCATGTCAGCAGGTGACGGTACTGCTAAACCACAGGGCGATGACATTGTGCGTAGTAAGACTATCGCTAAAGTTACATCAACCAACGTTTCACACACATACGATGATGGCTCATATCTTGTGCCATGCGTCTTAATGGCTTGCTAAGGAGAACTAACATGGCAACATGGTCAATTGCTCAATTAGAGTACAACAATGACGCTGACAAAGGCGTTGTAATCGCACACTGGCGTGTTACTGAAGAAGAAACTGTAGGTGAAGATACTTACACTGCATCTTCTTACGGCACTACCTCATTTACGCCTGACGCATCAGCAGACGGCTATGTCGCATACGACTCTTTAACCGAAGAAACCGTTATCGGTTGGGTTAAGGATTCAATGGACTACGCAGAAGTGGAAGCAGGTTTGACTGCTAACATCGAAGCGCAGAAAGCACCTGCAACTCTAGCGGGTATGCCGTGGGTTACTGAGGCTTAATTTTAACATAAACAGGAGATAACGATGGGCGAGAAACAAACACAAACCATCACTATTGACGGAAAAGAGTACACCGAAGATCAACTAACCAACGAGCAGAAGGTTATGATCAATCACATTGGTGACTTAGATCGTAAGATCAACTCAACGCAGTTTAATTTAGATCAGCTAAACGTAGGGCGTAAAGCCTTTATGGATATGCTGACCGAATCCCTAGAGGAATAATCTAATGTCCCAATTTATGGATATGATTCGCCTACCTAATTACGGGTTAGGTCTAGCTAAAGGTCAGTTCGCAGATATAAGCCATGTCCATAAGTTTGGGGCTGTTCCTGCTATGTCGCAGAATCAGACAGGAACGATCTGGGACGTTAATGACACAGCCTATCCCTGGGCATCCTTTAGTTCGGCTGGCACTCTCTCTATCCCTGCTGTGGATGCTTCTGACGATGGCATCTCTTTAACCATTGTAGGCTTAGATGAGGATTACGCCCCTCAGTCCGAAACAGTATCAGTGTCATCTACCACCTCAACTACTACGAGTAATTCCTTTATTCGTGTCTTTAGGGCTTATACAGGCTCTAATAATGTCGGAAATATCAATATCCAGAAAGGCGGAACTACGGTTGCTAGAGTTTCGGCTGGTAAGGCTCAAACCCTAATGGCTATTTATACCGTTCCTGCCGGATATACAGCGTATCTACTTAAAGGCACTGCAACCTGTCAGGCTGGCGCAGACGCAACCGGTAATATGTATATCCGTTATTTCGGTGAAAGTTCTTTCCGAGTAGGACATTCCTTTGAGGTATCGGGTGCTGGCGGTCAATACACTTATGACTTTGGTGTCGCGATCAAAATCCCTGAAAAGAGTGACATCGATGTCCGTGCTACTGTAAGATCAAACAATGCGCGGGTCACGGCTGCGTTCGATTTAATCCTAGACTACGATTGATGAGCCATGACCGACTACGAACTCGAAGAACTATTGGATCGCGCAGCGAAAAGAGGTGCTGCTGAAGCCCTACATGAAATTGGTCTGCATGATGAAAATGCAATCCATGATATTCACGAACTTCGCAACCTCTTAGACTCTTGGCGTTCGACTAAAAGAACTGTCGGCAATACCGTCCTTAAATTCATCACAATGGCTATCTTAGGAGCATTAGCAACTTCTGCTTGGTTCAAGTGGGGTGAATAGTGTTAGACCCAGTTTCCATAATTGGGATTGCGACTACAGCTTACAAAGGCTTAAAGAGTGCCGTAGAAGCTGGTCGGGAGATTCAGGACGTGATGGGTCAGTTGAGTCAGTGGGCTGGAGCGATAGCAGACCTCGACAAACTGGACGAACTAAACAAAAAGAAAAAGTCCTCGATATTTACCTCATTAATACCCAAGAATGGCTCAAGCGTAGAGCAGGAAGCCATGCAAATTTATACCGCCCGTATCCAAGCGCGAGAGCAGCGTTCAGAAGTGTTGAGGCTGATTGGCTATACACAGGGCGAACATGGACTGCGTGAGTTTGTAGAACTTGAGAAGCAGATCAGAGCAGAACGAAGAAAGACGGCTCATGCAGAAATAGAGAGGATACAAAAGCTAAAAGATATCGGGATGGCTTTTGTTATTACAGTCTTAGCGATTGCCACATTAGGGCTATTCATTGTCCTTATATTAATGATTCAGGGGGCTAAATGATGGGCATGAGTGAGTTAGTTCTAATCTACGCTTTGAATAATGCGATGTGGTCAATGGATGAGAATAACGTCCCGCAAATCTGTCTAAGCGTCCCTACTGAGGAAAATGATACTTTTAAGGGCTGTACCTCAGTTCCAGATGAAATCTTAAAGGAGTGGCTTAAACACGCCACTATAAAGGCATGAAACCTGTCATTGTTAAATGGGTCGATATTACATCTGAACTCATTTGGAACGATGAGGGTAAAGTTAAGCCGTTAAAATTCACCTCTATTGGATTCTTAGTTGAAGAGAATGACGATTACATTGTCCTAAATGATACCGATGGAGAATGGGGACAGCATACCGCCTATCCTAGAGGCTGTATTACAGAAATCATAAAATTGAAAGTTAAGTAGTTGTAATCTCTATCTTTTTATGGTTTAAAGCCGTAACAGGGGGATGCCATGAAACATTTACTACCATTTGCCACTGAACGACAAGCTGAAGTTATTGAAGCCGTTATACGTTACGGAAGCCATCGTAAAGCCGCCAAAGCGTTAGGCATACACCACTCTAATGTGCATAGGAATATCCAAGCTGCAAAGGCTAGAGCCGCTAGACAAGGCGTTGCACCAGAGGCGGATATGGTTCACCAAGCCCCCGAAGGATTCACAGTAAAGGGTACTTCAACCCTCTATAAAGATGGCGAGCCTGTTATCCAATGGGTAAAGACCAATCAAGAAAAGCAATCAATGATGGAGATGCTTGAGGAGTTTAAGGAAGGACTCCAAGACATAAATAAAGCTAAACCCATAAAAGCCCCTAAGACCTCAAATAAGGATTATCTCGCCGCCTACATTATTGGAGATCACCACTTTGGTATGTTTGCATGGGGTTCTGAAACAAACATGGCAAACCCAGAAGAAGGAAACTGGGATATTGATAAATCTAGGAAGGTTCTGATTAATGCGATAGACCGTTTAGTAGAACGTGCTGGCGATGCTGAAACAGGCTTATTGGTTAATGTTGGTGATTTTTTCCATGCTAACGATACAACATCCTTGACACCAAATTCTAAAGCCTTGCTTGATTCTGATGGTCGTTTTGGTCGTACAGTGAGGATGGCAGGTGAGTTATTCCGCTACCTCATAGATCGTATGCTCAACCGCCACAAGAAGGTCGTCATTATCAATGCGCGTGGCAACCATGACCCTGATGCTGCGCTCTGGTTGAACGAAATGCTCCGTATGTATTACTTGAACGAAAAACGTATCACCGTTCTCGACAATTTCAACAAGTTCGTGTGGTATAAATTCGGAAAGAACTTGATCGTCACTCATCACGGGGATCGCCTTAAAATACAACAGGCGTATGAGGCTATCACAAGGAATCTACCAAAAGAATGGGGAGAATGTGACCATCGCTTCTTATGGATGGGTCATATCCATCACAAACAACAGCATGAGGTCGGTGGTATGCTTGCGGAGTCATTTAACGTATTAGCACCTCCAGATTATTGGCATTCCTCTATGGGATATGGGGCGCATCGATCAATGACCTGTATTCTCTTACATAAGGATTACGGCTTAGACTGTCGATTTCAGGCAAACATTCAGGAGTTAATATGAAATATCCGAAACGTGGCGAACGCACTAAAAAGAACATGAAAAAGAGAAAGAAGAAATGATCGCTTCATTAATACCAGCCGTTTCAGGCATACTCGATAAGTTCATCGAGGATAAAGATCAGAAAAATGCTTTGGCGCACGAAATTGCAACGATGGCAGAGAAGCAAGCCCATGAAGCTGCTATGGCTCAAATCGAGGTTAATAAGGCTGAGGCAGGTCATCGCTCAATCTTTGTATCGGGCTGGCGACCTTTTATTGCTTGGGTATGCGGTATCGCTCTTGCTTATCACTTTGTTGTTCAGCCTTTGTTGGTTTTTGGTCTTGCTGCCGCGAATGTTGCGCCATTAAACCTACCTCAATTTGATATGGATTCATTAATGACTGTCCTGTTGGGTATGCTTGGTTTAGGTGGTATGCGTAGTTTTGAGAAGGCTAAAGGGCTGACAAAATGACACCCACTGATTTTGAACAAATGCTTATCAGGCATGAGGGGCTGAAATTAAAGCCCTATAAATGCACTGCGGGTAAGTTGACTATCGGTGTTGGTCGAAATATCGAGGACATGGGTATTACCGAAGATGAGGCGATCTATATGCTTAGGAATGATGTCGCCAGGTTTGCCGCTGAATTAGCCTCTGTTAAGCCAATAGTTAAAAGTCTTGATGACGTACGTTATTACGTCCTACTTAATATGGCTTTCAATCTTGGCATTAATCGATTGATGAAATTCGAGAAGATGTGGCAAGCAATAGAAAGCGGTCAATATTTAGAGGCTGCTTTAGAGATGCAAGATTCACGGTGGTGTGAGCAGGTCGGTGGAAGATGCACGGAACTTGCTAGTCTTATGGAAAACGGATAGATTAAGGCTTTCCCCGCTCCAGCTCCTAGTAGCGAAAGCTACGCTTTCTTTGGTGGACTTAGACCCTACTTAGTTAGGGTCTTTTTTTTGCCTAAATTTAAGGTGACGATTCTATAAGAACTTTCACCTTAGATTTTTGTCCTTATTTGTGCTTGCGTATATTAGCAAACTCTTATAGACTATTAGCATAGTTTATAGGAGAACAAATATGAAAAACATTATCGCAATCGCAGCAATCTTGGCATCAGCTCAGTCATTCGCATTCATCGATGACGTTACTGCCAATCACAACGGCTCAGTTGAGTCTAAGTCTACTGCTAATGCTACAGGTCGTGGTGTAGCTACCTTTGGCATGAACTTCTCAGCATCATCTAATGTTGAAGGTGACTTCATGCACAATGGCATGGTGCAAGACATCTTCGGTGGTCAGTCTGAGGATCGTCCTTACTACTACCAGAAGTAATACCGTATTACCCAGTTTGGGGGCAATCGTCCCCTTATTGGGTCTTTAAAAATCAAACTCCATTGTTCTTACGCAATGAGTTTTGATATCAATGCAATCATATCTGGCAGTGTCGCCTTTAGGATACGGCTGCACTTTATATTTCAAGTGTTTACGCAATTTCTTGTCGCCAAAATAAATATAGCGGTGTTTTGGTTGCGGTGATTTTGTAGGAATATTATTTTCCTTCGCGTAAATAGATGGCGCTGTGATGCCTCTATTTGTCAAAACTTTTGCATGAACCCACTTCCCATCAATCAAATATTCTTTGTCATGAGATTTTGCTGCGCCGCAATACAGAAAGTTTGTCGCTTGATATATATAACCAACGTGTCCCATCGCACCATCAGCATAGCTAACAACTGCCCAATCCTTCATCTGGCGCAAGCTGCGACCTACCAGTATCGATGCTGCGTTTCGTGGGGCGCATTCATTGACGCAAAGTCTGTTCAGTTCTATCACTTTGGCTCTATGCTCCTCGCCAAGAAAACCTCTGCCAACTTGCGGAGATGGCGGCATACCATAGGTCACAATGCCTTCCAATACGTCATCTACAAAAAGACCGAAACAAAACATTCGTTGGCATATTCTTCTTGAGTAATGCTTTTTGAGCAGCCACTCGTCTGTTTCTTTTGAATCTATTTGCCGGACTATCATGACATTAATAATTCATTCCGAGGGGCTTTTTACTACCAATATCGCCGAATCCATAATTAACTTCTTTTTGACTAAGTAAGCGAGTTTGGACTTGGTATCACCCTTGCCGGTGAACTTGGCAGGACGCATATCCTTCACCACTTCCCTGATCCTCTCAGGCGATGTAATGATGTATTCCTCACCCGTATAAAATACCCATCGATAGGATTTGGTTGTGGATAGGGCAGAGGGTTTGCCATCAAACTCAATCTCGATGACTAGATTCCCAGTGTATTTGGATTTCTGGTCGCTTTTGACCTCTACCCATGAATCTACTGGTGGTGGGATGTAAATATCACCTTCTTTACAGTATCCCTTGACGATGTACGCTTCTGGATATTGCAGCCTGACCATCTCAAGGACTTTTCGCTCTACTTTCTGCCCTCGCTTCAAATCCCTTTTAAAGGTGTCATAGGAGTTCATCGAAGGCTATTTGATTGAGCTTTATGGTCATTCTAAGGGCGGTTCTAAGCCCTTCTGAGGCGTTACCCTTACCCAACACCCTCGCGATCTCTAAATCGCTCTCAGACAGGCTTATATGGACTCTGGTGGTGGATTCTCGCCCCTCTAGGTAGGTTCTTTTATTCATATTCAATGTACAGTGGAAAATTCGCCATTTCTAACCCCATTGATAGCGGCAAAAACCTCTTGGTAAGTTCCGGCTGGTACAGCCATCACCTCACCGCCTAATCGAATGGAATATTGTTCGTGTTCGTTATCCGTAATGAGGTCGAACGATTGATAACCGTCAGAAATGAGGCAGTAGATTATTTCCTCATCATCAACCTTGATCATGTACTCGCAGACCTCACTAACGGACATATCATGCAGCTCCTCTAGCTCCATCTCGAACATTTGAGCCACTAGCTCCAGGTTGTATTCTTGCATGAGACATTCCCCGTTTTTGAAGTGCGGCAATCTCTGCCTTAGGAACTTCAAATTTCGCAGCTAGTGCTTCATTGGTCAAGTTACGGAGCTGTGACTTGAGTCTTGATCTTTCATCAAAACAGTCAAGGATCAATTCTTCATCTTCTAGGGTTAAACTCATAACACTCCCTCAAGGGTATGCGACACCAGTATTCCTAATGCCGCTACCCATAAAAACCAAACAGACTTATCCATTAAAACGGAACGTCATCCTGTTTAACGTCAGCAGCGTAATCGCGAGGCTGAGGTACTGGTTGTTCATTCTTAGGGCGAGCCGATACCGACATAAACTTAGTGCCTGACTTTGAATCCTTGATCCATGCGCTAAACCAATGCTCTACACCGTTAGCGTCAGTCCATGTCCCTGTATAGTCAGGGTGGCGTTCTGTTTCTTTGCGGTCGTTCTTAAATAAAACACCCGAATTAGTATTATCGTATTCCATCTTATTTACCTTTCGTTTCATGGATTAATGATTTAATGGCTGCTTTCTGCTTAGAGTTAAACTCACCCCAGACAGCCGACATCATGTCGTCATCTTCTTTGAGTTCGTCCCCTAATTGACGGAGAGCCAATCCGTCTAGTGCGTCCAATGCTTCGCGCATTTGTAGGACGTAATTCTGCTTAACCTCGCGGTCAATTCGTTTGGTTGGTCTGGATACCTGGGCGGCTTGCTCATTTGTGTCGGCATCTTTGGTGTCATCGATTGCCAATAGACCGTTGAGAGCGTACTTACGGGCATAAGAGGAACATGACCCCGTTAGTTGGGAATCGTCCATACCTTTCTTGGTGTCGGCTTCTCTAGCCCAGCCGTAGGTTTCTGCCACTGTTTCGCCATTTTCCCGACACAATCTAGCCGTTGCTTTGACATAAATCCTGTCCCCTACTGCCACCATCTCATCTGAGAGGAGCAGTGCATAACCATGTTGTGCAAGGTGAGGCTTAACGGCTTCTACGATGTCCTCGCATGAGCGGTATTTGTAGCCACCGAATTTATTGGTCTGCCCTTTAGGGGCATGAAGTTTGGTTTGGATGTCACTTAGACTCATAAGTATTCCCCAGTAGTGCTTTTAATCTGCGCTTGCTGTCCTTTAGGGATTCAACTAAACACATCTTTTTGTTATCAAGAATAATCTTGTCATCGGCAAACTCTGCCTTTAGTAAGATCGTTTCAATGTGGGCTAATGCCGCACACAAGTCCTTGCGGTCTGGATATTCATCCGCAGGGATTAGCTTTTCATTGTTCAAGGTGCATCTCCAATAAGGCGGCGACTTCCTTCAAACGCCACTCGTGATCTGGCAGGTAGTTCTGGCTAACAATAAAACGCAGTGCGTTGATGGCTAACCAGAGGTCATGCTCTCGTGGGTTGTAGTCAAATGGATCAGGCTTACCAAAGTCATCCCAATCAACATCAGGTACAGCGGTTAATTTCTTAGTAGTCATAACAAGGTTCTTCCATAAATCGTTCTTGAACATCTTCTTCACAGTGCGCCTCACCAATTTCAAGCAAGGTTTCGCGGCGGGCATCTTCGATAATCGTGTTATCGGTGCGTAGAAGTAATGGGCTAAGGTCATACTCGGCTAACTTCTCAAGCAAAATTTGTTCTGCTCCTATGCGGTTAGCTTTATCTTTCTCGATCCAGTTTTCAGCGGCTTCGATCAGATCGTTTTCGTAATCCTTTGATTCAAGATAACCCTCAAAGGCGTTTTCAAGTCTGATTTCGTTAAATACGTTACTCATTAGAAAGCCGCCATTACTACCCAAGTTAAGGTAGCGAAGCCAAATACAAGAAGGGAAGCGAATAAGACATCGCCGATAATACGAAGGCGAGCCTTGTTAGATGGGGTAAAGTTTTTATAGTCAGTCATCGGGTTTCTCCTTTTCTGCAATTAATTTCACCGATATGCAAATATTATATCAAATTTGGTAAAAGTCAAACTTTTTTTTGCATTATTTGTCAGATTGCTATATCTTGTAGGTGTCACAAATACGGAGAACAAAATGACCATTGATGAAATTCAAAAAGCACTGGCAGATCGCAACCTTCAAAAGGTTTCGGATAGCACAGAAATTTCCTACTACACCATTAGACGAATCGCTAACGGAGAAGCCAAACGTCCTTCATATGAGGATATTCAGAAAATTAAGGCTTATCTGGAGCGGAACTAATGCGAGCAGATGAATTTGTTACAAAACTTAAAGGCGTAAAGCCTAAAGGTCGTGGTAAGTGGATGGCTTGCTGCCCTGCTCACGATGACTCAGACCCATCACTAGCCATTAGCGAGGCAAGAAATGGAAACATCCTTCTTAAATGCTTTAGTGGTTGTTCTGCTCTTGATATTACTAACGCCCTGGGACTTCGATTAGAGGACTTGTTCGCTGATGCCTACGAAGAGCCACCGATGGCATTTGCACAGCGTGAGATGGCTGCCAAGAAACAGCTAGAGCAAAAAATCAGCCATGCCATGACCTATCTCCAAATACTGACGGCATCTGTTCGTGATGGAAAAGCCGTTAAAGATTACGAGATCGAAAAGGGTCGGCATTATAAAAAGTTCCTAAAGGAACAGGGGGCGATTTAATGAATTACTTTCCGTTTCACATCGGTGATTGGATGAGCCATACTTCACATCTTTCGCCAGAAGAAAAAGCAGCTTATTTAGCGATGATTATCGAGGAATATCTGCACGAAAAACCACTTCCAGATGATGTAGAACAGATAGCAAGAAAGATAAATATGCGAACGCATTGCGAATGCATTGCAGTCGTATTGCAAGAGTTTTACGAACGCATTGCTGGTGACGCAGGTGGGTGGTCTAACAAGCGAGTTAGAGAGGAAATTTTAGCCTATAAAGCCAAATCTGAGAAGGCTAGACAGTCCGCAAATGCTAGATGGAATAAGGGCAAAACGACTAATCATGCGAACGCATTGCAAACGCAATCCGAACGCAATGCTAACCATAAACCAATAACCAATAACCATAATACTACGCACAAGCCAAAATTAGAGCGTCCAGAGGACGTTGAAGTGCAAGTTTGGGATGATTTCTTAAATCACCGTAAACGCCTAAGAGCAGATGTAACTAAGACCGCCCTTAACGGGATTATTCGAGAGGCTAAGAAAGCCAAGCTGCCTCTTAACGATGTCTTAACGGAAATTGTCAGTCGCGGCTGGCGTGGTTTTAAGGCAGAGTGGTTATCAGAACAAAAACAAACTAAGAATCCATTTGCAGGGGGCATTTAATGCAGGAGTTAAATGATATTGACTTTGAGAAGTACCTAGAAGATCACGAAAACAGGAAGGTGGCACAGCACATTGAGCTAATGACGGACAACCTAGAGGAAGTCCACGATTACATGATTAACGGCTCAGTGGTAAACGGTGATCCCTTGGTCTGGCAGAAAACATGGGACTTATGGCGAGCAAGACCTTCTGAGCTAACTATCTGGGCAGGTGTGAACGGTAACGGTAAATCAACTGCTCAATCAATGGTCGCAGCCTACTTTAACGGCAAGTCAGTAATTGCATCGCTTGAGATGCCAACAAAGACAACAAAGGCAAAGATGTTTCGCCAGGTAACGGGAGTGGCTAATGCTTCGCTTGATTACCTACGGGGAA